GATAAGGTCGAGACAAAGGGCAATATCATATACTTGGGCATCGCCGTCGACGAGCCGAACCGCTTTCACAGCCTATCTGACAAAAAGAGAAGTCCTCTTGTAGAGGCGGGCTGGACGGAAGCTGATTGCCGCTGCTGGTGCGAGGGCCAAGACCTACTGTCTCCAATCTACACAACAGCCACGAGGGGAGGCTGCTGGTTCTGCCATAATCAGAGCGTGGGGCAGCTTCGGCTACTCCGCAGGAACTACCCGGAGCTGTGGGCGCTCATGCTGAAATGGGACAGTGACAGCCCGGTGACGTTCAAGGCGGACGGCCATACCGTACACGACTTTGACCGGCGCTTCCAGATGGAGGACGATGGGCTGATCTACCAAGACGATAAAATTTTCCGATGGTCAATGCTAAATGAGGAGCTGAACTATAGATGGTTTTGAGCGACGAAAAACGCGCCCTGCTGGGCGACCATGAAGCGGCCAAGCGGCTGACAGATGCGGGGGTGTTGCTGCCGTGTCCTATGTGCGAAGGACAGGCAAGAGTGCGGAACGAACGCTACTATCAGCCAAATGTCCGCAGAAATGTGATCTGCATGAAATGCTTTACGAACAGCGGATGGTATAAGACGGAATACGAAGCCCGCCTCGCCTGGAACACCCGGGCGGCGATTCTGAGCGCGGAGGAGATGGAGATGCTCAATGGAAAAGAAAATTCTTGATGTGACCTGTGGGGCAAGGTCTATCTGGTTCAATAAGCACCACCCGGCGGCGGTCTACTGTGATAAGCGTCGGGAGCAGTACCATCATCTTTGGAAGAACGCCGGTAACTGTATGCTGGACATCAATCCTGATGTGGTATGTGATTTTACAAACCTGCCGTTCACAGATAACTCATTCCATCTGGTGGTATTTGACCCGCCCCATCTGACTGGGGCGAAAGAGACGGCTTGGCTCGTCAAGAAATATGGAAAACTGGACGAGAGCTGGCCGAAGATGCTCCATGACGGTTTCAGGGAGTGTATGCGAGTGCTTAAACCGGATGGGGTGCTTATCTTTAAGTGGTCTGAGTATGACATTCCAGCAGCGGATGTTTGGAAAGCCATTGGGCAAAAGCCTCTATTTGGGCATCACAGCGGGAAGCAAAGCCGTACTTTCTGGGCGTGCTTTATGAAGTTGGAGGAGATGGAGATGCTGGAGGGGATGGAATGAAGAACCCGGGAGAATATGTTGACATTGGGGACCCAGCCTTGCAATTCAGAACAGACGAGGATGGAAACACCGTGGCCTCTGCAACGATACAGGCGGTTGTCCTCTGGAAAGAAGATATCGAAAACTACATCATGGACGAGATCATCAAGATGTGCAAGGAGCACGGAATTACGGACCTGTATGTGCTGAACCGGGATTTCATCCTGTCAGCCGTCAAAGAGAAGATGGAGAGGGAGGCCCAACTATGAAGCTGGAAGAAGCAATCGCAAAAGCTAAAATTTTGAATGATAGCCTTAAAGAACTGACCGATGAATACGAGGGTCAAGGTTCGTTTATAGCGGCTGGTATGGCTGTGTCGTTCAAGCTTGTATTGGACACTATCCTCACCGCCCTCCGCCCCGTCAGTAAGGAGCAGGTGGAGAAGGTGTGGAGGGGTGAGTGGAATTATAGCCATACAACCGAAACAGACCACTTTGCTGTTGTTAAATGCTCAAAGTGTGGGCACGAAGCATTTGCGATAGCCCTTTATGTGAAAGATGAAAATTTCTGCCCCCACTGCGGCGCACCCATGACGGACGAAGCCGTGCAGATGGTGATGGAGAGATTGGAGGCGCTGAAAGATGGCAGAGTTTGATTGCAAGAAGTGCCTGCACGAAAAGGTATGTGCGCTGTGGGCGAGCCGAGAATCGCAGGACGCAAGCTGTTTCTGTACGGATGGGTGTGATTACTTCACGCCCACCCTCACCCCGCCGAACGAGCCGCTGACGCTGGAGGAACTGCGGGAGATGGACGGGGAGCCGGTGTATCTTATCGTCGATGATCAGTATGAACCACTTAAAATGTGGGCGTTGATTGAAGTGGTGGAAACGGCCAACTGCGTAATTCTCACCAGTAATCTTGGGGGCAGAAATGAATATTACGACAACGATGAGATGAAAGATGACGGAGTCACTGCCTACCGCCGCCCGCCGGAGGGAGAAGCATGAAAGGGCACTATGAAATCAGGGCAGACGGCCAGAGAGCAGATGTGCCGCCATGCAGAACCTGCAGGCACAAAAACAAAATGACCGTTGAGGCCCCGTGCTATAACTGCATTGACCCTGTGGCATTGGCACTGCATAAGCCAAATGCAGGGACGGATTTTGTTTACTACGAGCCGGAGGGGGAGGAAGACACCTGATGGACATTGAGAAGCTGATTGAGCGGCTGAAACATAACTACCACGGGTACAGTACGGTGGAGAACAACCCGGAGGAGACGTTTCATGATATGGTGGAGTGCTTGACCGCCCTCTCCACGCTCCAGGCCGAAAACGAGAAGCTGCGGGAAATGTATCAGAAAGAAAAGGCGGTTTGCCATGCTGTGCAGGCCGAGCTGGAAAACTACCGCAAAGGCCATTGCGCAGAGGGCGGATGCGCCGCGGAGAAAGACCGGGATGCTGTACTGGCCGAGCTGGAACGGGTAAAACGGGAAAGGGATGCGGCAGTAGAGG